ATAGGATTGAGAAATTTAGAAACGCTTTATTAAACAAATAAAAATAAAATAAAATGGGATTTGATGTATCTGCATTAGCAAACTATACAAAAGAAAACGAAGCATTATTAGTAACTTCGTCTGTATTGGGTGCAAAAACTGCGTCTCTTATTAAGAGCGCTGGCCAAATTATGGTTGGAGTTAAAAGTTCTGAGAAAATTAACATCATGGAAACTGATGCTATTTTCCAAGCAGGTGGTACTTGTGGCTTTAACGCTTCAGGTTCTACAACCTTTACTCAACGTACTGTAACTCCTGGTAAAATTAAAGTAAACGAAGCTTTATGTCCTAAAGACCTTGAAGCTAAGTATTTACAAAAAGCTTTACCTACTGGTTCTATGTACGATAGCATTCCTTTTGAGCAAGAATTTGCTGATAAGAAAGCTAAAACTATCGCTGCACAATTAGAAACTGCTTTATGGCAAGGCGACACTTCAAGTGTGAACGTAAACTTAAACAAGTTCGATGGTCTTGTTAAGTTAATTAGTGCTGCTTCAGGTGTTGTTGCTGCAAACGCTTCTACCTTTATTTCAGGTGCTCCTTTATCTTCAATCACTGCTGCTAACGTAATCTCTATCTTTGATGGTGTTTATCGTGCAATCCCTGCAAAAGTTGTAGCTGCTGACGATATGACTATCTTCTGCGGTCAAGATTTATTCCGTACTTACACTATTGCTCTTAAAAATAGCGGTTCTTTCAATTACCAAATTGATGTTAAAGCTGATAGCGAATTCGTACTTCCTGGTACTACAATTAAAGTTGTAGCAGTTGCAGGTCTTAACGGAACTAACAAGGTTTACGCTATGCGTTTAAGCAACTTGTTCTTAGGTACTGACTTATTGAACGAGGAAGAGAAGTTTGAGATTTTCTATGCTAAGGAAGCTGACCAAGTACGTTTCGTAGCAGAATTCAAGATGGGCGTAAACATTGCGTTCCCTGACGAAGTTGCTGCTTTCGTTCTTGCATAATTTATAGGGTAGGTTGAAATACACCTACCCATTTTTTCAAACTAATTTAATTCAAACAATATGCCTTGCGCTTTAACTCAAAATTATACCTTAGATTGTAAAGACAGTTTAGGTGGTATTACTGAGGTTTATTTCATAGCAGCAGCAGATGTTACTTCTACAACAGAAGCAAGTGGTGTAATTACCGCTTTAGTAAAAGCATCTGGCAAGAGGTTCTATAAGTACGAACTTGTAAAAGGCACTTCTCAATTAGTTGAGAATGTTAATGCAAACGTACAAAACGGAACTATCTTTTATGCTCCTGAATTGACCATAGTATTAAACAAATTACAAGCGAACACAAGAAACGAAATCTTGTTGTTGGCTCAAAACACTTTAGTAGCAGTTGCCAAAGATAACAATGGCGCATTCTGGTACTTAGGAAAAACAAGAGGCTTAGACCTTACCGCAGGTAACTCTGGTACAGGTACGGCTGAAGGCGATAGAAGTGGTTACACTTTGACCTTTACAGGTGCAGAAGCTGCCCTTGCTCCAGCAGTTAATTCAACTGTTGCAGCAGCTTTAATGACACCAGGAACTTAGGTTGTTTTGGTTTTGTATATAGATGCCCTCGTCTTTAATTAGGCGGGGGTTTTTTATTTTGCAAACAATCGCAATAGTTTATATTTATAGTTGTGATAAGATTAACTAAGGGGCAAACCCAAAACATAATACTTACCTTGACTGAGAAGCAGCTTTTAACAAGCCCGAACTATTTATTCATTTTTGAGAATAGAAGTACAAATACTGAGATTAAATTTGTAAGGCTTAATAATACGGATATAAGCGCATATAAGGAAAGGTACAACGAGTTCACTATTGTAGTTAATAGCTTTTTTAATACGGCTTTAAACGGGCAATACACCTACACAATATACGAACAGGCTAGTACATCAAACCTAAACCCGACAGGCTTAAACCTGCTAGAAAGCGGCATTATGGACCTATCTGGCACTACTATATCATTCACAGAATACGAAACAACAAGCACATTCACAATTAGACAATAATGGAAATACAAGTATTGACATTTGCGGAAGCAAAGCAACCGGAATATAAAGAGAAAAAAGGCGAAGGGTATATGCAGTATGGTCAAAACAATGACTATCCGCAATACCTATTAGACCTATTTAACAAATCTGCAAAGCACAATGCTATCATTAGAGGCAAGGTAAACTACATTGTCGGTAATGGTTGGGCAGGCGAGCAAGATATGGTTAAGAAGGTTAATAGAGATGAAACCCTTAACGACCTAACTAAAAAGGTTGCTTTAGATTTAGAACTATTTGGTGGTGCTTATATCCAAGTTATTTGGAGTGTTATGGGCGGTCAGGTAGCTGAGTTGTGGCATTGTGATTATACAAAGATTAGAACTAATAAAGACAATACGCAGTTTTGGTATAAAGAAGATTGGAAGCTAACACGCAACCAAGAAAAAGCCGAAGTTTACAATGCGTTTAACCCTGCTAACCCACAAGGTGTGCAGATACTTTACGTTAAGGAGTATCGCCCAGGAATGAACGTTTATAGCCTTCCTGGTTATTTTGGCGCACTTAACTACATCGAAAGTGATGTAGAAGTGAGTAAGCACGTTTTAGGAAATGCTCAAACAGGGTTTAGTGCAAGTAAGCTTATTACTTTACCAAACGGCGAACCAAGCCCTGAAGAGAAACGTCTTGTTAGTAAGCAGTTCGACAATATGTACACGGGTGCAGACGGCAAAAAGTATTTACTTGCTTTTGTAAACGATGCAGCTCGTAAGCCTATTGTAGACGATTTAGGTGCAAGTGATTTAACTAAAGAAGATTTTAGCCGTGTAGACGAGTTAATACAAACTAACATTTTTAGCGGACACCAAATTACAAGTCCTGACTTATTCGGTATTGCTACTCCTGGTCAATTAGGAAGCAGACAACAAATGCGTGATAGCTACGAGATATTCCGTAACACATACGTTCACTACAAGCAAATGCAAATTGAAGGCGTATTTAATATGCTTGGACAATATGCAGGAGTAACCGAGGAGTTAAAGCTTCAGCCTGTAGACCCAATCGGAATTGACTTTAGCGAAAGCGTAATTAAGGAAGTAGCACCTAAAGAATGGATATTAGAGAAGCTTGGTATTGACCCTACTAAATACGGATTGCCTATTGAAACCGAGCAGCCAATGGCAGCAAGTCCTTTAAGTGTAAACGAGCATATTAAAGGTTTAAAAGGTCGTGAGTGGCAGAATATGCAGCGCATCATTCGTGATTTTAATAAGGGCAAGATAACAAGGGAACAAGCAAGTTCTATGTTAAAAGGTGGATATGCTTTAAGCGATGACGAAGTAGCTACTTGGTTAGGAACTGAAGAACTTGAATTTAGCGAAGAAGATTTTAAAATTTTCTATGAGTTTGGCGATGACGAAGATAACTACAACGTATGGAGTGAGCGTAGAAAGTTTGAAGATAACCAATTTCAAGCGTTTGCAGATGTAACGCAATTACAAAGTAATATCTTAGATTTAATTAGTAAGCAAAAGTATATTACACCTGAAGTTATTGCAGAAACACTGAAAGAAGATGTAGGTGCAGTAAAGCGTGTTATTAATACTTTAGTTGAAAAAGGTTTTATTAAAGCTACCGAGGTTAAGATAGGAAAAGGCATTGACCAAAACATTCAAATCGAAAGAACATTAACAAGACCTTTAAGCGAGATTGTAGAAGCTATGAAGCCTGAAACAACCGAGATTTTAATACGTTATGCGTACAAATGGAAGTCAGGTTTTAGCAATATAGACATTAGAACAAGCAGACCATTTTGTAGATACTTAGTAGGTGCAAAGAAGGTTTATAGTATGTCTGAAATTCAGCAAATGAGTGCAAGGCTTGGCTACGATGTTTTTGAACGTGGTGGCGGTTGGTACACATTACCAGGAACAAACACACATAGTCCAAGTTGTAGACACGAGTGGAAGTCAATGATAGTAACGAGAAAAAAATAAGAAATGAGCTTAAACACATTATTCATAAGCGTACAGAATATTAAAGACAGGTCTGGCTTACACGCTAACGTAGACGAGAAACTTGTATTGCCTGAAATTAAGACCGCACAAGACATCTATATCTTACCTGCGCTTGGTAGTGCTTTATACAATCGTTTACAAGACGGCATTAATAACTGCACACTAAACCCTGACGAAACAACGTTATTGGATAACTACATAGCAGATACTTTAGTACACTATGTACTTAGTGAATTGCCGATGGGTTTATCTTATCAGTTCTACAATAAAGGTTTGTTAAGGAAGAGCGGAGAGAATACCGAGAACCCTTCGATGCAAGATATGATTGACGTGGCTAATAGATACAAGGCAAGAGCGGAGTTCTACAAGCAAAGAATGATTAAATACTTAAAAGAATATTCTACAACTTACCCTGAGTACTTGAACCCTGGAAGTGGCATTGATGCAATCCACCCTGAGAACGATGCTTATACAACGAGCATTTGGCTTGGCGATTTTGATTGCTGCGCAGGTAAAAGCTTCGAGGAACTATATCAAGGGAATAGGGGTTGTAGCGACTGTTAATATGAGCAAAGTAACAACAATAAAAAACCAAAATAAGCTTCGTGTTTATTTAGAAAAAATTAAGAATGAGCCTGACGTTATTGTTAAAAAGGCAAATGTAAAAAATGCGGAAAAAAAGCGGAATATATAAATTTACATCTCCTACTGGTAGGGTTTACATTGGTTCGTCTGTTGATTTAGCTACAAGATATAGCTATTACAAAACAACAAATGCACCAAAGCAAACTTTATTAAATAGGTCATTCAAAAAGTATGGTTTTGATAATCATATTTTTGAAATAGTAGAGGAATGTAACGCAGATATTAGATTAGATAGGGAAAGATATTATGGCGAACTTTACAAAAGTTTATCTGATTTTGGTGGCTTAAATTTAATATTACCAAAAAGTGGAGAAAAACCTTTTGCTTATTCTAAAGAATTAAGAGCAAAGTTTTCTGAAATAGCTAAAAATAGAAAATACACACCAGAAACAATAGAAAAGTTTAAAAAAGCAAAACAAGGTATATATATTAGAGGTAAGCACCCACAAGCTAAACTTGTATTGCATACTGAATATGGGATATTTTATGACTGCATTAATGATGCTGCTGAACAAAATGGTATAACAAGAACCTTATTAAGTCAAAAATTATCGGGAACTTTTAGAAACAACACTAAATTAATTTACGCATAATGCCAGAAACATACACTCTTAATCAAATCGTAAAACAAATAACGACACTCGGAAACGACCACGAACAAATTAACTTTGTTTACTTCGGAGATGTCTGGGAACGTTTAAGCAATGGCGAGGTTACATACCCTGCTATGTTCTACACTTTAACGGGTGCGACTATAAACGCTAAAAATATTACCTATAATTTTAGCCTTTATTTTATGGACAGAATGTTAATGGAAGAAACAAACGAAACCGAAGTTTT